GAGGTACACATCCGCTGTGCCATCGTTAATGTAAGCATCTACTGTGATTGCGTTAGCAGATGTATTAGTCATGTGGATACCTACAATGGTATCGTAACTGTCAAAGTTTGCCCCATCAGGAATGTCAGCGGCAGAAGTGCCTACGCCCTGTAGGGTATATCGTCTAAAGTTTTGTGCCATAATTTATCCTTTATAGGGCGATTGCCATTGCGATAGAGAAACCGTTAGAAGCAAATCCAGCAGTACTAGCTGCTACATCTTCCCAAGCTGTACCATTCCATACACGCATGATTGTATTGACGCTGTTGTAGTATAAAGCACCAGTAACTAGAGCATTGCCATCATTGTCTAGTGCAGGGTCTGAGGACTTAGCACCAAGGTACTTATCATCCACGGCATCTGCGGAGGCTGCTGCAAGTTCGGCATAGTACTTAGCTGAGTAATTAGTGCCATCTACTGTGGTGTTTACATCGTAACTAGCACCACCACCAAGTGACCACTGTTTGGCTGAACCTAGTGTGTTACCAGCCTGTGAACCAATAGCGTACTCTTTAGCTGAGTACTCTGTACCATCTACAGTAGTTGTAGTCTTAGTTGCCCACTCCTGAGATGCACCAGCACCTGCTGTGTTAGTAACACCTGTGCCGCCTGTAGACCAAGCCTTAGAAGAATAGCCTGTACTATCTACAATACCTGTGGTTTCTTCAGCCCACTCCTGTGACAGAGTAGCTGAAGCAGAGGCATTAGAAGCCTGTGTGGTAGCTGTAGAAGCATTAGCAGCAGCGTTCTGGATGTCTGTGATGTTTGCAGCGTTAGTATTGATAGATGCAATACTACCAGCGTTAGTATTAACACTTGCTATATTAGTAGATACTACTCCAATGTCTGTAGCATCAGCGGCTACAGCCGTAATATCACTAGAAATACCAGCGGCAGTTGTTACATCACTAGAAATACTAGCCACTGTAGTTAAGTTAGCTTTATCTGTAGGTGATAACCAAGTGTTCTCTAAGTAGTCTTTAGTAGCTACATCCTGAGCGTTGGTTGGATTACCTACATTCTTAATAGGTTTGTTCTGAGCGTTCCACTTATCATCTACGTCTACAGTGATGGACTCATTGGCTTTATCAATAGCTTCCTGAGAACCAAAGAACACTTGGTCAATAGCTGTATCTAGAGCAATCTCAGTCAGTACTGCACCGTCTGCAAAGTCTACAGCTTTTGTAGTCAAGTTAGTGTTACGCTGAATACGCACATCACTTCCTGCTACTACAGCAGGAGAGAATGTAAGCGTAGTAGAGTTAGGTGCAGAGAAGGCAACAACATAAGTGTTGCCCCCTACTGCTGTACCTGTAGAAGCGTTGTTCTGAAATACCACTACCCCATCTACGTAGGCAGTAATATCTACCGCTTCTAGATAGGAGAATGGAAATGAAAAACTGCTTTGCGGAGCCGCAATGTTTGTGTACAGTTGTACAGAGTTACTCATTTAATTACTCCCTTGGGAAAATATCCCCTTAATTCTATCCTCAATGGCTGACTGATTACCCTTCATCCACTCTTGACCTTCTTTACTTTTAGCTGCTTCTCCTGCAACTTTGTTGTTAGTCCAGAAGGCTGTAGCAAGGCGAGGGTTAAAAGCTCCCTTGACATCTACTAGAAAACCCTTGGAGTCAAAGATACCACTAGCAGCATTAGCTGCATATGGGTCTTTACCTACCATTACATCCCAAGCTATATTACGATAGGCTGTAATTGTTTGGTTGATGTAGTCAGCACGAGAACCAGTATACACTTTATCTCCAATACGGAAGTTCCCTGTAGCCTGTCCTTCAAACCGTGGGTCTGATACAACAGCAGTCAAGGCTTCTCTAAGTGTTTTCATGTCACCCTTACCAGTAAAGTCTAGTGGAACCTTACCAGAAAACTCTAGCCACATATCATAGGCTGTCTGACGTACACGCTTAGGGTTCAAAGGTTTACCCTGAAAGTCATTACTAAAAGCCCTATCAGTTAAGTCTATACCAGCTTTATTCTTAGAAGGCATGGGGATGTTGAAGGGTGTTCCAGCATCAGCAGCTTGTTTAAACGCCAGTGCAATAGGATCATCCTTCTCAACAGTGTGTCCAATAGGAGATGCAAAGTCTATTCCCCAGAACTCTGGGACTAGTTTTTGTTCACCTAAGATGTTACGAACAGGGTCTAAGTCTTTGGAT